AAAACATGGAAAGTAATAAAGTAAATATGTTTAACAACCTCCTCGTTGAAAAATATCGTCCCAAGCAGATTGCTGATTATTGTCTTAAAGAAGGTAATTCAATTAGGCAATTGATTAATAAAGCTAAAGAGAGTGGAGAGATTCCTAATGTACTTCTTGTAGGTAGTCCAGGTATTGGTAAGACTACTCTTGCAAAGATTATTGTTAATGAACTAATCGAATGTGATCATCTATATATCAATGCATCAGATGAGAATGGTATTGATACTATCCGTAGTAAGGTTACGAACTATGCTAAGACAAAGAGTCTATTTCCTATCAAAGTTATTATATTAGACGAATGTGATGGTTTGACTCAAGATGGTCAGAGAGCATTGCGTAATGTAATGGAAGAGTATAGTGCAATTACTCGATTTGTTCTTACTGCAAACTATAAGCATCGTATCATTCCAGCATTACAGAGCAGGTGCCAAGTATTTAACATAACTCATGATGTAGAGGACGTAACCAGACGCATGGCTCATATATTGAATGAGGAAAACATCGTATGTAGTGAAGATGACTTGAAACAAATTGTTAGGGATAACTTTCCAGATCTTCGTAAGACCATCAATACGATTCAAAAGCTTACAAATGATGGTAAGATTGAAGTTGATGATAGCTCTAACGTATCCAAACTTGTCGCTGATTTGTATAAGCTTATTGAGCATGGACATGTTCTTAAGTGCAGAAAGCTTGCGATAAAGAATGAGCATGTGTTTAATAATGATTACCCTGTATTGTTGAAAGAGATGTTTAACCATATTGATAATCTAGATATCGATGAAGAAAAGAAAAAGTCGCAGCTTACAACTTGCCACGACTTTATCTATAAAATGTCTTTTGTTATGGACTTCGAAATCTGTGCTTACTCTTGCTTTATTACTTTAAGTAAATGCTAGTGTCGGGCATATTACCCCCACCTACTGATTGAGCATCAAAGTTGTTGCCATTGGGTATTTGAACATTTGTATTTTTAAGTTCTCTATCATCACCCATTGCAACAGCTTTTTCACTATCTGGTAAATAACCTGCATCAACCTGAGACTTCAAAGGATCTAGTCCAATATAACTATCTTCATATTCTAATGTGTCTGGATCAATTTTAGTACCATTAGGTCTAACCATACTATCTGGTACAGGCATTCTATTAGGATAAACATCAACTTCTTGAAATATATCAGTTGGAAATTGATAAAATCCATCATACCTACCAGGAGCTGTCTCTTGTGATACAGTAATAGAAAACTCACCACTAGAGTTATCTGTGTTGCCCGGTTGGTTAGAAGGATATTTGTTCTCAATACCAGATACACGTAAGTTAAGATCACTTGCTATAAGATCATCTAACTTAGCTTTGTATTCTGGACTTAACTTCTTATATCCTTCACTAGATTTGTAGTCATCTCTTACCTTAACTAAATCACCAGTAAGAAAACCACCTCTGGTATATCTAGAAACGTAAGATTCGTAAATCTTATTGAATTTCTTTTCCACAATATTATTTATGCTGCAGAAGCTAATTAAAAGGTAGTTATAAATATTAATATGGCTAACATTATTTTAGGTAATCTAGAAAAACCTAAAAATATATCTAAAAAGAAGCAGTTTACTTATGCTGATGTAAAAGTTGACTTTGAGTTTGATCAAACACAACAAGCAGCATTATATTCTAATCTTAAAGATAAAGATCTAGTTGGTAGTTATGATTTAGGTGCTATAGAAAATAGTATCGTAAATATATTTACTACCTTTCCCGGTGATAAAATTTTAAATCCTCAATTTGGTTTAAATTTAAATCAATATCTTTTTTTACCTTGTAATGATTCAACTGCTCAGAGAATAGGTAATATTATTAATACCCAACTGTTATTACAAGAGCCAAGAATTAAACCTATAGAAATTGAAGTACTAGCAGACCCTGAAAATGATCAGTATAACATTAACATGGTACTAGGAGTGCCATTCATAAATAATAATACAACAATAAACTTTAAAGCATTGTTGAATTCAACCGGAATAGAATTTTATCAATAATCATGGCAGAATCAGATTTTAGAATAGAACAAGATGGTTACGTAGCATTTGATGCTGTTAGTCTCAAAGACTTGATCATCGAAAGAATGAACCAACAACAGGTTTTCACTGATCAAAACTATGAAGGTAGTAATCTATCTGCTATTATTGATATTGTAGCATATTCATATCATGTTCTTATCTATTATTTGAACAAGAACTCTTCTGAGAGTAATTTTAGTCAAGCTGAGTTATATGAAAATATTAATCAGATAGTTAAGAGTATTGATTATAACCCTACAGGGCCTCAAACATCTAATTTATCATTTGAAGCTACAGCTAACGCTAATTTAGCAACTAATTTATATACAATACCTAGATATAGTTATTTTACATTCAGCGGTACCTCTTTTAGTTTTACCGAAGATGTTTCGTTTCAAAAAACTCTTAACGGTATTGAAGCTTTAACTAATTTACAAAACAACACATTACTTTATAATGGTCAGTTTGTTGAGTTTCCGGTGTTTGAGGCAATTGGTGAAAATAACGAAGTTGCAACCCTAGCTGCATCTAATATAAACGACAACTTTTTCATTGATAATAACAGTATTGATGTTTATGTTAAACCTGCGGGTTTAGATACAACTTGGGAGAAATGGTCAAGGTCAGCTTCTTTATATCTTGAGTCTGGAAGTGCTAAAAAATATTCAGTAAGATTTAATGAAGAAGAACAATATGAAATCAAGTTCGGTAATAATGTTAACGGTAAAAGATTAAATCAGGGAGATTTAGTACAAATTTATTATTTGAAATCTGATGGAGCTGAAGGTCAAGTTAGTAAAGGTTCTCTCAACAACCAACAGCTTTATTTTTATAATACTTCTACATTCAATCAAATTTTAACTGATACAACTTCTTCTGGTACCAATATTATTACTTCAGCTGAAAGTGCTAATGTAACATTTACAAATATTAATTCCTCAACATTGTTTAAAGAGAAAGAAACAGTAGCAGAAATTAAACAAAATGCACCTAACTTATTCAATTCTCAGTATCGTTTAGTAACTACAGATGATTATAGAAATTATATAAGTAAGAATTTTGGTAATTGGATTAGATCCGTTGAAGTTGTAAACAATTTTGATTATACTGCATTTTATCAAAAATACTTTTTTGATATTGGATTAGATAGACCTAATGATGATTCAAGAGTTTTGTTTAACCAAATTAATTTTGCTGATGCATGTGATTTTAATAACGTTTATGTATTTGCAGTACCTAATAAAATATTAGAAACATCATTAGATATTAGAACTAATTATCTTTCAGTAGCTCAGAAGAATGCAATTAATATTTTGTTAAGTGATGTTAAGTCAGCAACTACTGAGTTAGTTGTAACAGACCCGGTTTACATGGAGTTAAATTTAGGGGTTACTCAAAGTGTTTCTGATTTTGACTTTGCAGATATTGCAGGAGATGAATCTTATCTTTATATTGAAGTTGATAAAAATTCTAGAAGAGATTTATCTTCAGTTAAAAACGAAGTAGCTTCAGTGTTTTTAAATTATTTTAATGTTAGTAATTTAGAATTAGGGCAGGTTGTTAGTTTAAAAGATTTGTCGCAATTAATATTAGATATTGACGGGGTTGCAGAATTTTCAACTAGAAGAAATTCATCATCAGGTACCATTATTAGTAATTTATTACAACTTGTTGTTTATAATCCAGTTTATGTTACAAGTGATTTTAATTTTACTGAACAAGATATAGATTTACAATTTTTTCAATTCCCATATTTTAAAAATTTATCAACCATATCAGAAAGAATTGAAGTTATTAGACAAGGTTAAAGATGCCGATTTATAATACAGGATATTGGAAATTTAACAGTTATAATGTATTCGATGTTCAATCGTTATCATCTTATGCATTAGAGCAAACCCCTCTAAAATTTTTACCTACTAATCTTGCAGCTTCAGATTATAGCGATTATTATATCATTTGGGACTTTGGTGATGGTTCACCAAAAGTAAAAGATTTATCTGCTTCACATTATTATTTTTATCCTGGTGAATATAGAGTAACAATGACCGTTACTTTAACATCAGGTGATACTGTATTAGATTCATACGCTAATACAGTTACAATAAAAGATTTTATACCTAATACTTTTGCATTCGAACAATTATCAGCTGAAAATTTTGAAATGTTATATTTGTCAGCAGGTAACTATTCACCTACTTTAACTATTAATAGATTTAATAGTTTGCAAACTTATTCAGCTGATGGGTACTCATTCTTTTTAAATGCTAGTGGAAGTAATTCACTTTTTTATGATGAATCTAAATTAGCTAAAGAACCTTACGCTCATTTATTACCCACACATAGATTTGTAACTAGAGAGTTAATTAGAGATAGTTATAGTGATACAATAGTACATAAAGTTAAAACTAATGACACTAACTTATATGGTAAGTTAGATAGTAACTCATTAGTAATACCTACTTCATCATCAGATGTTAATGCATTTTTTGTAGGAACAAGTGGGTATGCTAATTTTAATTTTGTTGACGATTTTTATAGAAACGATAGTTACTACTTGTTAGCTACAATCGACACAGCAAACTTTCCAGACAATTATACAAAATATTTTAACTTACCTTATCATTCAGATTTACCTATAAAGAATACAAATTCTGTTTATTATAAAATAGCAGAAAATTCTTATATTGAACCTACTTCTATATCAATTACTTCTAATGGTATAGATGGTGAAGGTTTTACTTTAAACACATTTAACATAGGACCTGTCAAGTATGTTAATCAACCAATTAGTTTTGTTGCTAAATTAAAAAATAATTTGTATGATGTAAAAAATCAATCTTGGTTTTTAAATCCTGGGTTTTTAAATTTTGCTACAAATACTTTTAGTTTATCTGTAACTGATGTACTAGGCAATAATGTTTTAAACGAATATGCTGAAGATTATATAACATTTGATCTTAATACTTTTAAAGATTATAGATATGGGTGGTTTAAAGGTAATATAACTTTACCTTTATCTGCTTTTAGATATTATAATGCTGAGTTGCCTAATTTTAGATTAGAAGCATATATAGATACAGGTTCTGGTGTATTATCAGGTAGTAGTAGTTTCTTTCAAATAAATCCATTGAATAAAAATAAGGTAGCTAAAATAAATGAAAATTTTGATATGTCTACTTATATGAAAGATTTAGCGTTTCAGCCTTCGATTTATAAGAGACCAGAAATTTTTGATACATTCTTTGGAACCATTTTAGGTACATTAAGTTCTGATACTAATGCAGTAGGTAAACGAATATACGAAAAGACATCTAACTTTATTAAAAACAATGTCAATATAGATACTTGTAATATTCAAAACTTGTACGGATTGGCATTAGAATATAATGTAGATTTAGATGACTATGCTACAGCTAATTTATTAATTAATTACCCTGCAGATTTAGCAAGATTAGTAAATTTATTTTCAGTTAAAAAGTCATTACTATTTGGTAAACGTAATCAGGATACATTTAACTTTAAAGATACTTACAGGCAGGGTACAAACTTTAATAACTTAGATTTAGCTACTACAAATTATTCTTTGGGTAAAAATAGAGGTAATAACACAGGTAACCCTATAGATATTTTAACAGGTGTTATTGATAAGAGAGATGATTATATAATTGCTTATGAATATTTTTCTGATCAATATACATTGTTAAGAACTAATGTAGTTAATGATATTAATTTAGACGTTAAATCACAAACATTATCTAGTTACCCGTTAAGTACCTTTAATAATAACTGGGGCTGGCCTTTGGTGTTACCAAACGGTTTCTTTAATGATCCAGATTACATATATACATTATCTTCTTATTATGCTTTTTATGAATATATTGATGTAGTACCAGGAGAATGGAATAATAACTTAATAAATTGGGAAGATACTTATCAAACAACAATAAATCTTTTAGGTAATAATCCTTTATCTAGCACATACTTACCATCTTATCTCAGCAGTTATAGAGGCACACCATTAGATGAAATGAATTGGGATTCATTAAGTGGTGTAGTAGCACAAAATTTAAATTATCAGTTAAGTGTTGGTCTTGAATTGTTGTCAGCTAACTAATCAATTAAATATTATCAATGCCAGTTAACACTATAGATCGTTTTAGTGATTATAAAATTGATAGATCAATTACCGTTCTTGGTAATGTATCTGATGCTGATGATTATAATTTTCCATTTGATTTTAAGACCTGGCTATCTTACTTTAAAAACAATTCTACTACAATAACCACATTTCAAAGTTCTTATAGAAAATATTTAACTTCTTGGAATAAAGTTAAAAATACATTTTTAGATCAGCAAAATAATTTAGTAAAGGAAAATTATCTATCATTATTAAAGCAGATATCGTTAGAGGTATATACTGAACAAGAAAGAAGGTTTTTAAATTCAATTGATTATAATGACCCGGATCAATTAGATGTACTCGTTCCTTTAGTATCAAATAAGATACAATCTTTAACTACATATTATAAAGACTTTAGAGAAACCGTAAAGACAACACCTAAGAAAAATAATATCTTTTCTTCTAATTTAGGTATTAAGTCTTTTCTAACTAAACTTATTAGTGATCTTTTAAATTATAACTCCGATACAAGATCATTAGTATACAAATATGATAAAAATGTAGGGTATATTTTATCAAATGTTAATTATGTTATTGATGAGTTATACGATCAATATGATGATTATTTTGATTTAACAGCATCAGAACCCGCATCAGCTTATCAATATGGAGGTGTTAATAGAACTAATCAATGGACAAGTAACACCAATCCTTTTGACCCTGATTTATTTTTAAATTATGATAACTCAGTAGTTAGATTATTATCCGGTTACAATTATGTTTTAGAGAATTTTATTTCAAATTTTTCATTTCCAGTATCTATAACATCTGTAGATACAAATTATCTTAAAAATAAAGATTTTATTGATCAATATAATAACGGTAATATTAATCAGTTAAATCTAATTAATAAGAAAAAATTATTTGAAAAATATTCAGGTACTGATTGGTATTATCTTTCAACTGGTGATGTAACATCAACTATATTATCTGGACAATTTTTAAAAGCTGAAAATAAATCTCAAAACTTTTTAAACAGAAACAATGTAAGTACTGCAACGGTACCTAATACAGCATTTTTAGTTACTGCAAAAGATATTGGTGGTTTTTATACTCCTAATAATTTAGGTGTGTTGCAATACAATACATTTTCTTACGATTATTTTTTAAACACAGATTCATTATCAGCTAATTCAATTTATTATTTTCCCGACCCTAACAAATATGTAGCTACTTACGGTAATTCTCGTTACAGTAAGTCAACTAATGTATTTGATATTAATGAAAATGCATACATTGTTAATTATGATATTAGTAATGGCTCTGCATTTGGTTATATAAATGATCGATCAGAGTATCTTAACTTTCATGGGTATGAAAACAAAGAAGAGAAAAATAAGATATACTCTTCAGGTGTGTCTAGATTATACGATAAGGTAGATTTCTTTAAAGGTGTTAATGGTGATATTTGGAATAATGAAGATGTTTATAAGATATCTAATAAAGCTTTATTCCCTATAGATGATAGACAATCTAGATTAGGTATATCTCAAAAAGATTTAATATTTGATACATCAGATGTTTATGGAAATAGTTATGGTTTTTATAAACAATCTACTCCTAGAGAATTTGTTAACTATACGGTTTCTACTAATTCAATTACCCATAGATGTTTGTTTTTCAGTAATGGTTTATTTGAGTATTCTAATTCAGAATTTAATTACAAAGATGATAATGCTGAAATATTCGGTGTTATTCCTGGTCAAACTTTTATAGTTAGTGATGTAACAATGTTAAGTAGTTCTTTTACTACTAATACATTGAGCAAATTTACATTTGGTGTGTTTGATATGCCTTGGTGTTTTACATCAGGTACTACTTACAGAAGAGGTAATATATATGATGGTTGTTTTTATACAACTTATGAAGGGGTTATTTTACCTGATACTCCTAGCTCAGATTCACCTTCTTGGAGTACATCAGATCAATCACTTTACTATAACTTACTTTTAGATGCTGGTTCAGATATTAACGGTATAAGACCAAATTTTGCAAGACCTGCTACATTTTTAAAAGAATTAAGTTCAATTATTGATTGTGGTATATTTGATTATGCAACAGTTAGGCAAGAAAATCCTTTTGAATCTAATTTTGCTATAGCTAATAGGTATGAAATACCTTATTATTCTGATACTATTAGCAGTTTATCAACCACTTATGTAGATGAATCCGAAACTATACGTAGATCAATCTATGATAAAAAGTATGTTTTATCTGCTACATCTTTATTTAGAGATATTAACAATTATGTATCTCCTCTTTCAGCAGCATTAAGTGCTATATTTGTTAAGTACAAAGCAGTTCCAGATATTTACGAAGAGTTAAATGATAATATTATCAAATTTGATGTTGTATTTGATGTAGCGATAATTGAAACTGATAATTACATGGTTGTAGAAAAGATAGATTACGACTATAATACCGGTAAAGTTCTATCATTTACAAACGAGTTAAATTATATCACTAGAACAACTCAAGGTGATAATAAATTAGAAAAATTTGGTAACTTTTTCTTCCATGAAAAGACAAATACATTATTGTTACATAGAACCACTTTATTAGGAGCTATGTCAGCTACTAATTATAGAACATTCTACCCTACTATATATAAATTAGAACTTGATAGTTTATCTCTTAAACGAATATTTCCTCATAGCACTAAAAATTTATTTGGTTCTCTTATAGAGTATAGTTTTAGATCTCATCATGACCCAGTCATGCAATCTTTAGGTACTACAGAACAATGTATTTATAATATGTATGAAGCTGATCGTCCAGTACTTACATATAACCCAGAAACAAATATCTACGGTTATGTTATAAAAACTATAGATTCTTCTGATTGTATGGCATTTTGGTATCAGACATACAAATATATTAACGGTGTATTTACTAATGATATTAACGAGATCTGGTTTCAAAATGCTCAAGTAAGAGATGAAAATTATACTAACCCTCTAACCGGCTCATACATAAAATATAACTACCTTGAAGGTACAAATAATTCATCGTGGATTAAACCTGAAGGTGTTTTGAAATTAGGAGAGTAACAGTAAATATATATAATGCCAGCATCACCTATATACAATGTAAAAACAAATAACCTTTTATTAGAGGATATATTAGATATCAGAAAAGATATTATTATATCAGGTGAGTTTTCTTTCTTCGGTTCATCTACTACTGGAGGAGAAGGATTTTGTATTTACTTTGTTAATGCTTGCACCGGCAATGATGTAGGAAGTCCTGGCCCTGGTTTAGGGTTTGCACCTACTGATGGTATCGTTGAGTTTAACGGTACAGATATATTTTCTGGTATACCTAGTTCTATTTTAGGTATTGGTTTTGATGCTGCTGGTGATTTTGCTCTTCCTTTAGGCCCTGATATTGATGGTGATGTAGTATATCACCCTAACGCTATTACTTTAAGACACGGTTCATTAAATGATTGGCAATATATTGCAAGTAGTGATAATGTTTCTGATTTAGGTTTTAGTATATATCAAACTTACGGTGATCTTTACCCTAAAGCTACAGCAACTTCTACAACAACATCTACTTTTACACCATCTAAAACATTTACTGCAACAGCTAACAGTACTGCAACTGCAACTCCAACTACAACCCGCACATCAACAGTAACTAGTACACCTACAAAAACAACAACAAGAACGACAACACAATCAACAACTGTTACTAGTTCATTAAACAATTGTGTTACACCTACAAAAACACCTACTAGAACGCATACCCCTACTTTAACTTATACTAATTCTTTAACTAAAACAAAAACACCCACGTCTACAGGATTGTATCCTAAACGCCAAGCTTTTAAAATAAGATTATCTGATTACGGTAGAACAGCTTATGTTTATCTTAGAAATAACGCAGGTAATTTTGTTTTAGTTCATGAAGAAGAACATCTTGATTTAATAAAACCTGAAAATGGTCAAATTCAAGTTGGCTTATCTTACTCTACTGGTATAAATTATTCAGCATTTCACATTTATAACTTTTCAGTTAATGGGGTTGGTTATGATAGCCCGTTTACACCTACACCAACAGCTACAAAAAATATCACAAGAACTTCTTCTCCTACCCCAACACCAACTTACACATTAACTTATACCCCCACGCAAAATCATTCACCCACGGTAACAAGATCTAATACACCAACACAGACAAATACTATTACAATAACAAATACAAATTTTGCTACACCTACTCGCACTAGATCACAAACCCCTACACAAACAAGAACACCAACTAATACAAGAACATCTACTCAATTTTCTACTAGAACGCAGACACCTACTAATACAAGAACATCTACTCAAACGCCTACTCAAACATCAACTCAAACACCTACCAGAACAAGCACTAGAACACCGACACAAACCCACACTTACACACCTACTGAATTTAAGAGATTTATTGCAGCAGCAAATTCATCATATAAATTTGTATTTGAAAGTAACTGGGTAAACGCTGATAGTGCTGCAGCAGCAGTTAATGTTTTGATTAATAATGCAAGATTTGGTATTAATAGAAATACTGGATCTACTAATTTAATAAATTTAATTACAACCTCTAATCCTAATGGAGTTGCTAATGATTTTGATAGAAAGTATTTTAGAGCTTTCTTTTTTGATGGTACTGCTATAACTGGTCAACAACAATATGCTCCAGGTGTTGATGGTCAGACAACATGGCTTGGTATACCTTTTGTGGAAAATAAATCATCTACGTCTAACCCTAATACAGACTTTAGAGATGGTATTTCTTCTAACGTTTACCAAGCATTAAAGATTTTAGTTAATACTGGCGATGCATTAGATGATACTTTAATTTACATTAATAAAACAGATAACTCTAATGAACGTCCTAACCCTGCACAAAATTCAGGCGAAAATTTTAACATTTGGGGTATTGATGGATTAACTTCTAATTATAAGACCGTAACATTTGATGCATCTAATAATGATAGGTATGTTATAAACTATAACGGTACAGGAAGAATATTATATAATTATGATTATATTGAAAATGATTCAGATAGACCTAACTTCATAGCTACCCCTGATAGTTATAGGGTGTTGCCAAATATTAGGTACTTAAGAGTTAATACCGGTAACATTGATATATCGTTCAGTTATGCAACTGAATTAATTAACTATATTGACAACTCTTCTACTAGTTCGACATCCTATTGGGGAGCAAGATTAACACTATTTACAAACGTAAGACAATAAAATGGCTCATAAACATATATTTTATGTAACAGGTACAGATGTAAGCGTGTTAAGCGCTCAAGAAGCTTCTGGTTATTTTTATCAAAACCCTATTGATGGAAGCAGTGACTTTTATACTAACACAGCAAGTAGTATGAGCTTTAATGACAGTACATACTCTCAATTATTTTCAGCCAGTAATTTTGATAGTGGTGTCTTTAATTATAAAAGATCTACAATAATTGATTTAAGTGCAGTTAGATATAGTGAGTTTGATACTATTGTTTTTAATCTTTCTGGTATTGATGACTCTACAAATACAATTGTTAAAATGTTATTTGAACCTGAAGATGGTATCATTCAAACCGTTACGTATAAAAATAACGAATTAATATTTGATAAAAATTTACCTTATAATTTAGTCATTGGAGGTAATACAGGAAGTAACCCTAAAAATGTTTTATATTCTTACGACTATACTTTAGAAGAAGAGCATCCTTTTGAAAGAACATTTCAAACTCGATTTTCTGCTTATAGACAAGATGGTATGATTGATGAATATCTTTTACCTCTTAGAGTAGCTAGAGATAGTATCTATAATGTTGCTGATAAATTTAATTTATTAGACGCTACTATTTTACCTTTATCATCTAAAGATTTGATGATAAAAATGGAGTTAGAAAATCCTAATTACGTAAATCATTTTGCAATAAAACGTGACATTACCCCAACACCTACAAGATCCTTAACCCCTACTAATACTCAACAAGCAACCCATACTAGAACACCTACTCCTACGTTCACAAGAACATCATCTCAAACACCAACAAAAACAAGAACAAGAACACAAACTAAAACACGTACTTATACCCCCACATCTACAATAACAAGAACTAGATCAAGAACCAGTTTTGTAACTAGAACTAAAACCCCTACTTTAACAAAATCTCGTTCACCGATAAACATTAACATACCGGTCACACCCCCTCCAACCCCGGCAGTTTCATTAGCACAAGATTGTAAAAGCAAAGAATTTACTTTAACTTATGAAGGTATAAACGATACTGTTGATCCTTCTACAGTAAAATTAGGTTTACAATATAATTATTCAGATGATGTTAAATCATATTTTGCAGTTGATATTCAACAAATTTTAGAAAGTAATACCGTTAAAGTTTATTTACCTGTAACATCAACTGACTACACGGTTACTCCTTATGTATATTTTGAAGGAGACGACCCTGGCATTACTGTAACAAGTGTAATAGTGACTAACAATTGTTCAGGTCATACTGTTACTTCTTTTACTCCTCCCCCTCCACCGGTGATTCCACCACCGGTGATTCCACCCCCTCCGGTAATACCACCCCCTCCGGTAATACCACCAAAAATTATAACTACACCTAACATCCAATCTGTGTTTCAGTTTGGTTATGGTCCAATTGTAGATAGCCCTATAGTTGTAAATTTACCTGCTCAGGATGGATATGGTGACTTTTTACCTTTACCGGCTTTATATCAAGTAGGTAATCAACAAGTTTGTAATATTGTAGTTAACTGGAAAATTATTAAATCACAAAGATCTATTTTGGAAATGATAGATTCTATGACAGTTAACGGAAAAGTACAACCTATTTTACCAGCCGGGGCAGTTCAAGTAGCTAAAGGGGAACGATCCGGTAGGTCTGAAAGTTTTAATGAAAATGGGTTATATTTGGGACCTGCTATAACTACATCTTACCCATGGTATGAAGCTATCGACGGTACAAGATATTTCATGTGGGCTTATGTGCAGGTAACTAATGTTGTTGATGATTTTAGTTATTATGAACGATGGAATGAATGTCATAGTACAATAAATCTTAATCAACCTACGGGGTATGAAATGAGATTACAAATTTTAAATCAAATTCAATACCCCGGAAAATATCCAGAAGCTGATCCCGAATTTACCGACATTCTTACGATACCTACTTGTAAATTCCCGGCATTTGAATATACTATTATACAAAATATGATATCTTATGACAAATGGGTACAGGATGGACAACCTCCCACTTTTACAATAACAAATAGTTAATAAAATGATAGATAAGAATAAGAACCCCTTCGAAATGTCTGCAGAAGAAAAAAGACGACAGATGGATGATATGTGGAATAGTTATGAAAGGTCTCTAGATGACAGCTTTGAATTCGATGAAGAAATTGAAGAATTAGAGATTTTTAACGAAGATGAATATTGATATTAACGGTATTTCTTGTATATATTATTGTATATGAGAAATACCTTTTCATTAGAGTTACTTAAAAGACTTCATCTTGCAAGATACGTTTATCTTAACGAAGAATTCAACGAAATCTACGCATGGTTTAGTGGTCCTTCAATTAAGATTTTTGAGTTTACCGGCGATGAAGTTGGTGAAGCTACTATTGTAAACGAAAGTACAAAAAGAGAATATAGTCTTAATGAAGAGATTAATTTTAGGGATGTAACTACATCTATCGATAGTATCGTTAGAGAACTTTATACCGGTGAGTCGGATGAATGAATTTATTAATGATGTTGAAGCTTTAATTGAAACTATATTAGAGTCTGATGATACAGACCATATGGAGGATATGATTGCTTTGTTTATGTATAACAATAAAGTGATGCCCGCATCAGATGAGTTTGAAATAATAATGGAATCAATTGCTGTAACATTATGCGAAAAAATGACGAAAAGAGTAATAACTAAATTTAGAGAACATATAGACGAATATGAGTGATAAAGTAAAATTATCAGTTAAACAAGTTAACAATATTACTGCCGAATGGAATGATCAATTTTGTTCTATTACTGCATGGCATAACGGTGATGGGGTTGATATCACGTTTTCAAACGTACCTCCTATCTCTTTAGATAATACTCAAGTAATTACTTTGCTTGCTGTTCTATCTAACTACACACTAATGCAGAAAATGGATGTAGCAGATAATATTGAGTTTAAAAAAAACGAGTGAATTCTGAAGAAGAGTATGAAGATACTTTTCAAGAACCAGAACCAGAACAACAGGCCCCGGAACCAATATTTGAATACAACCCCGATCCAGAAGAACATTCACACCCAGTAAATCTAGTTCCACAAAAAATAAAACAAATCGTAAATGAAAACGATTTAATTAATGAAATTACTGAATTTTCAGAGTACTTGGATAGAGAGTATGAAGCTCTCTATCCTATTGTTATAGAAAATGATGTAACTAGAAATAGTAGAAGGGTCGATCAAGAGGTTCAAAGAGAACTTGAACGAAGATTAGATTTAGTCGATTATATTAGAAGATTATTTCAAGAACGTATAGAAGGATTAGTTAAATGATTAATGTTTTATTTGCTACATGCGCGATTGGTGAAAAATATAATGAGAGATGTATAACCTCTCTTAAAGCTTACGATAAACTAAATTACGATAAGACAGATGAGCTAGTTATCTATACTGATGATGTAGACAGATATAAAGATATTGAAACTAAAATTAAACTAACTGTAAGGCCATTTAGTATCAATCTTTCAGGTAATAAGTTTAGAGATAATACAATACTAAAACATCTTATGCTTACATCTGCATTATCTAATGATAATGAGCATGAGATATATTGTTGGTATGATTGTGATGCATTTCCTATTATAGATAAAGATAGAATGCAAGAGTATGCAAACTATGATAAAGGTATCTATTACAAAGATGCTCATACATTTGCGAAGTTTGAAGATGTTTTATCTCACCACATTTATACCGATAGAGGTAAAAGATATAATACATACACCTTCTTAAACGTTACACATAAGGATAACATGCTTGTTGAGTATGCTCTTAATGATAAAGAAGAGATTACCTTTCCTGTTGAGACTTGTTTATTGTTTAACAGAGACTTATCTTCGCAATCATACCTACAGAAAGAGAAAGTATATATCAATACTACCATTGATGTAGTTAAGTATTGTATGGACTTTCATTTGAACGACAACTATGGTGAGAGTTTTGAATTAGGTATTATAATTGGTAAGAGTTTTAATAAAATAAAACAAATGCCAGTTATACCGTGCATGTGTGACTTTCATTATATGCCAGCTGATTCAACTCAGCAGGATGTTGAAAGATATAAAGACCGTACTTTATATAAAGAGTTTTTATTATGATTTTTTGAAGACCGTAACGTCAGGTAAGTACTTTGATTTAATAATCAAACCATTCATATCTTCTTTACCCATAATTGCAAATGCATCTTTGTATGTATTGAGAATAGGCTTACCTGCAACGTTAAAAGAAGTATTCAACAACACAGGAATAAATCCTTTATTAGCTGCTTCAGTAAGCATATCATACATAAGCTCATTCTGCTCTCTAGTTACGGTTTGTATTCTAGCAGTACCATCTGAGTGAGTAATACTTGCTAATTGCTCTCTATATTCTTCTTTGACATAAGCAGCAAAGTTCATATGTCTACTTTCACCTTCCCAGTCAAAGTAAGTAGATACATCTTCTAATCTCACAATAGGAGCAAATGGTCTAAAAAACTCTCTATGTTTAACTCTATCATTTAAAACCTTCTTCATTCCCTCTGCAGGAGAGCATATGATAGATCTGTTACCTAATGCTCTTGGTCCATGCTCAGCTCTTCCTTGAACAACTCCATAGATGTGTTTGTCTTTAAAAATTTGATCTATTATCTTGCTTAAGTTAAGAGGTTCAAACACTCTACCTTCAATCATATAGCTAAAGATATCGTTATCATCATATACCTCTTCCCCTGCATAAGTAAGATCCATTGGTTCTTCTGGTCTTAGATAATCAATAACTAAACCAGTACTCAAACCGCAATCAGATGAATTAGGTGCAATGTAAACATCTTTGCCGTGTGTCTTTCTTACATAATCTCTTATACGAGTATTGTAAAGAATATTCATACCACACCCACCAGTGATACAAACATTAGTTTTATAAAAGTCTATTAACTTCTTTACTTCATTAAAATGAAGCTCTTCAAATACATATTGACTTGTAGCAATTAAATCTTTAGCATCATTCCCTTTTAATCTATTTTCTCCTGATGCATGTCCGTGTTCATTAAAGTCAAAATGTAAACCTATCTTACTACCTAAATCACCCAAGTATTGTTCGGCTTTGTCTTCAACTGGATTCCAACCTACCCTATTCCATTTAGAGTAATAATCTTTAATAGGTTCAATCCAATCTTCTCTTACACTACCATACGAACAATACCCCATAAGCTTACCAGCATATGTTAAGCAAGCTTCACCATAGTCATGAATGTATTTGATATCATCTATAAAATAACCTAGATAGAAATAAGGATTGCCGTAATCATTAAAAGAGAAATGAATCGTTTTCATTTGTTTATCTCTTTCCTTCTTTCTATCAAAATGATATCCTAAATTCCATCCATCATCTCCCCCTCCATCAAAAGAGAAGACTAAAGCTTCATCAAAAGGGCTTTGATAAAATGTACCTGCAGCGTGTGATTTATGATGAAATGCAGCCCACCCATCACCGCTTGTTTCATTTGTATCACTGCATCCTTCAATCTGATTACCTTCGCTATCTAATCTTACTTGATTATGTTCAATCAGATCAACATTAAAGAATCTACCTATCTGTTTATTCTCCCAATCTGAGTTAATACTTCTTATTACATCTATTTTATCAATACCATATTTTTCTTTTATATAGTGTTTGATTATTTTAGTCATATACTCACCATCCATACGAGGCATAAAGTTACACCATGCTAAGTTTTTATGATTGAATAGTCTCTCTAATTCTATAGCAATAAACTCCCCTTTATTATAGATAGTAATGCCAGCATTATGGCCTCCTGATATACCTGCTATGACTTTATCTTGCACATATATACTTATCCAAATAACTAAATAATTAAAGTGTGGAGTTTTATACGATTTTTTATTATCTGGGTTAGTGAGAACTTATCTATCCCTTTTTGGACAGTAGGTCATATTCACTTATCAATTAAAGATTATCATATATCGGAAGCTTTATTAGCTAGTTTAGCATTGCATCTTATTGTGGGTGTCGGTTTCTTTATGTCGTATAAAGATCACATGGCTGATCAGAAAAAGGAATATAAACGTAATGAAGAAGAAAATTAAAAGCTTTAAAAAGTTTTATAAAGATGAAGACGAAACTGTCTTCTCTGGCCCTGGTGAAGAAGAAGCGCAAATCAAAGGGGAGATAATGCGTAAAAATATACCACAACAACCTGGCGTTGATAAAGCTCCAGATATAAGAAACCAACCTGGACCTAATTATACTAATCAGCCATCTTTACCCAAGATATCATATAAAAGAAAGTCTAAAGTAACCCAGCCGGGAATTCGAGAGACTGATGTGTAAATATGCGTATGTATGAATATAGAGCGAAGATCACGAGAGTGATTGACGGTGATACTCTCAAGGCTTTAGTCGATGTAGGGTTTAATATGCATCATGATGTAACTCTTAGACTATATGGTATCGATTGTCCTGAAACAAGAACAAGAGACCTGGAGGAGAAGGAAAAAGGATTCGAAGCAAAAGAAAGAATGGTTCAATTATTAGAAGCATGTAACTATGAGGTTAACATTAAATCACATGGTGTTGACAAATATGGTAGATGTTTAGCTGAAGTTGTATCGATTACTTCTCACGGTGAATCTAAAAATATTAATCGTGTTCTTTTAGACGAAGGTCTTGCTGTCGATTATCATGGTGGTAAAAAAGGTTGACGTTTGTAGTTTGTCATTATAATAAACGTATATGACAACAATGACAAACACAAACTACGATGGAACCACTACAACCTACATGACCGGACGTCCTATTGACTACGCAAAGCGAGTCGAAGGCAATCCTCAGCGCATCTTTGCTGAGTTTGAAGTCGGTGCTGATGGATCATTGCATGTTGTAGAGGCTCACGGAGAAGTAAAAGTAAATCAGTTCGCTACTAGAGTTAAAAAGCTTCGTGCTCGTAGCGTTCATCGCGTTCTGCGTAATGCAGGTATTAAGCGCACGTTGACTGTCAATTGATAGTTGACTAATTATAGAGCGTCCCTATCATAAACGTATGAAATGCATTACTTGTTCTAACGATATTGAGCAACCTAGAGTTGAGTTCGGAATGAAAACTTGCAAAGCTTGTGCGTTTAGAGGTAGGGACGTTGCTCGTTATAAAGGTGTGATGAATTGGTCGCACAAGACGGCGCCGACCATCCAAGTCATGTCAAGCGAATGTTATGACGAGCAGAAGAAATACTATACTCCGCAAGGCGCAAGATCTTCAGTAAAGAATTTTTCTAAGAATCTTTGCGCTTAAATAATTACATGGTCAACATTAGCTTTTTTACAGTTGATAGATCTATTACAGTCGGGCATATTGACGGGGGTTTCTTATGTTATTTTCCGGATTTTATTCCTTTTACTTTTGATAGTGATTTATTACCTGCAGGAGCATATCACTTACTTCATAATAGGTTACATGAAGGTAAAAACGAAAAGTCCTTTACTGGTTCAATCTTAGGTACTTACAAAGGGTCTAATAACGGAGGTCCTGAAATAAAACTTAAAATGACATTTAAGTTTGAAGGTGGGTTACTTCGAAGAAGAGAGTTGGATTTATTTGATATGACTTAAATACCTTTGTGCCTTCATTAAAAGAAGTATACCAATCTAGTGACTGTTGTTCAGATAAAAATACTGATCACAACTATCTTGATACATATGAAAAGTTATTTGCTGATAAAGTTGACAAACCTATTACACTTTTAGAAGTAGGTTATTATGAAGGTGAATCTGCAGTACTTTGGAGTAACTATTTTACAAATCCAGAATGTACTTTTGACTTTTTAGATATTAATAAACCTTCTAATAACTTTAGTAACCTTTCTAAATGTTATCTTTCCCAAAGAGTTAAATTTCATATTCAAGACATTCTTAAAATAGAAGAGGAAAGTTATTTTGATAAAAAATATGATATAGTTATTGACGATGGTAACCATTGCGGTAATTATCAAGAAGCAACAATACAATATTTTAAAGATAAATTAAAACCGGATGGTATTTTAGTTATTGAAGATGTACGAATAGAAACTTCTCCTTGGGGTGACCCCCCTTCTTTTGATAGTATAATAAATCTCCTTCCTTTTGAAGTAGTTGATCTTCGTAACGTATCCGGAAGATTCGATGATGTTCTGCTTGTGTATAGAAACTCATGAGTTTTTTTAGTTTGATTTTGTAGGGAGAGTCCTTAATATATATGTATGTTAATTGATAATAGCTTAGTCAGCTTAGACAAATTGGTCGGAAATAAAATTGAAGGCTCTTCAATAAATGACGTAATGGATGCTGGAGGTTTTAATTTCGAGGTAGTAGAAGAAAATCTTGGAAATAATGTTCAAGGAGCAGATAACTGGAAAGTGCTCCGAAGAGGTGAAGGAGGAGATGTAATTAATATTGTTCGTGATACATACCAGGTCATTCAGAATAGAGAGATTCTTGAGCCATTTGATGAAGTTCGTCGTCAGTTTAAAGCAGAATGGTCTCAGTGCGGTGTTATTGGCAAAGGTAATAACATTTGGGTTAGTGCAAAGCTTCCTGAAGAGCTGCAGCTTAAGAGCAATAGTCAAGATAAACTTTGCGGTTATATCATGGCTGTTCTTAATCATGATGGTACTAGAGCAGATTCTGTCTTTCCATATGTTGATAGATTGTTCTGTAACAATCAATTCAATACTGTAGCTAGATCAGCAAGAGGTATGACTATTATGCACCGTTCTAATTATGAGCAACGTATTAATGTATTAATGAATAGTTTTAAGAAAGGTATCGAAAAGAATATTGAATTTGTTAGTACTGCTGATGCTCTAGACTCACAGAAGATCTCTCGAGAAGAGCTAGAGAAGGTAGTCAGCCGATTGTTTCCTGATAAGAAAGTTCGTAACAAAGGAGAAGAAGTACTCCTCTCAGGAGAGACGTCAAGGAATCGAGTCATTGAGCTGTTCTCTAACGGCGCAGGAAACAAAGGAGAAACTCGTTGGGACGCTTTCAATGCTGTTACTGAGTATATTGATCATCATCAGGGAGCAAAGCGGATAAACAATGCAATCTTACGTGACGGTCAAAGCGTGCTATCATCAGATAGAATGCGCAGAGGATTTGAACGACGTTTCATGAACAATATGGTTGGCGGTCAAAGCAACAATCTGAAACATTCAGCCTTGAAACTACTTAGCGGTAAGCTATAATAGTTACATGATCGAACAACGATATATAAGCGGGTGCTCTTTGAGAGAGCAGCTCATTTTTATAAAGATGCTCATAATCATCTAAGAGTAAAAGTATTTGAGCGATATAAAGAACAAACTCATCTCATATATGCTCATTTCTTTGATGATAAACTTCTTTATATTGGAGAGTGTTCAGTAGCATTCATAAAAAGAATGAATTGTTATTGTAATCATAATGGTGCATCTAATGTGAGGGTTAGAGAGTATGTCAATAGTATCTTTCATGGTAATCATCGTGATCCTGACCTTTGTACTTTTATTCATGTACCTAAGAAGAAGCTTATGATTAATGAAGAACTATCTATCAATCCATACGCTGCAATAGAGCAGGAATTGATAAATATTCATAAGCCAGTATTAAACAAAAAGAATGTCTTCCGAACAAAAAACAACTCTAATCGACGACGGTATGACTATAAACCCTATTAGATTATACGATTGGCTTAATAGACAAATCATTCTCAGAAGGCCTACTATGGATGATTATGACGCTGGTTTTACAGATTGTTTGATTGCTATCAAAGAACAGGTTGAAGAAGAGATGAAAAATAATCCTCGATATAATGAAAATAATGATAAAAAACGATAAGGGACTTCTTTACCAAGGTAAAAGAAGCTGGACAAAAGATCGCAACAAAGCATTATCATTTAACAATTATACAATTGCAACACAAAAGATGTTATCTGACTTTTATTTCTTCAGAGATTGTAAAGCTCAGTTTTTAAATACCTAACATAGATATAATTTCATCTTCTGTATCTTTTCTATCTATAACTAATCCAAAGTAGTTTAATATCTTTAGAGGTTTGTCTACACCTTGTTGTTCTTTTTCAGAAGCTACCCCGTGTATCATATTGCAGTAATTTGCTATTTCAATCTGTCTTGATACCCCAGTAGCTTTCATCTTAGCATGTTGACCTGCCATGCAAAAGAAAGTACTTTCAGGGTGAGTGCACTCGTTTGCTTTTTCACAAAGTCGGGATATTTCATCCCATTTATCGAGCATTACCTTTAGTTTATCATTATTCTTATACAGCATACGAGTTTCAACTCCTAGTACCGCATCAAGCATTTCTTCAGTAACTGCTTCTTTGACAGAGTTAACTCTTCGTCCTGTGTTGGGGTGATCTTTTGGATTGTCTATTTGTACTCTTACTGTATGGTGAGGGTAAAAAGTAGCATAGTATACGTCAAAGTCTTCCTCTAACATTTTAAGATAACTTTCATTATGCCATCCTGAATAAAAGCAATCACAATCGTTATAAAAAATGTAATCAAAATTTAATTCACTACATAACTTGATAGGGTATCTTTTTAAATTAAAATTAAATGTACCATATACCTCTTTAGGGTCATTAGGATAAAGCTCGTTAAAATCTCTAATAAAAACTCTTTCATTATTATAGTTGAACTTATCTGGCTTGTCCGTTAACATTAGGATAGAGAAGTTAGTATGTTTCAAAACAGAGTCAATCAAAATCTTAGATCGTTTGAAATATTGATTAGATTTTTCTCTCTCTCCGTCGATACAGATACTTCCTATTATTGTCTTCATTCATTCCTATTTAAGGAATATTCCAGTGGAGTCAAAAAGGGAAGGAGCATATAATCATTGTATGTTAGAATTAAATTTTAATCAGACTGATCTTTTATCTGTAGAGAATATCGAGATACCAGAGCGCTTCTACAGGCGTATGATGACTGGCATCGAAACAGTAGACGAATTTCTTCATGAAGGCTTCTTGCCTGGCTCAACTATGACTTTGACAGCTGCAGCTGGCTGTGGAAAGACTACGTTCATGATACAATTACTAGAAGGTCTTACAAAGAATGGATACAGCGTTGGATATTGCTCAGGTGAAGAGAATATCTATCAGCTAGCTATGACTTGTAGACGATTGCAATGTACCAAGCTTCAGATTGCTAATAAGACTGATGTAGATGAGATTGTTAAACTGACTAAGACAAATGACTTTCTAGTTATTGATAGCTTTCAAGCTTTGACTACTAGCAAGAAAATGAACAGCTTAGAGAAAGAACGATATGCATTGATGAAGCTAGTCAAGGCTGCTCAAGAGAATGAATGCTGCGTTTGTTTCATTATGCATCTTACTAAGGCAGGTAAGCTTAAAGGCACTACGCTTGTTCCTCATACAGTTGATGCTAATCTTAATATCATGATTGATGCTGAAGTAGATGATCAAGCTAGACGTATTTGGTTTTCAAAGAACAGATTTGGACCTACTAATGAATTGACTCTTATGATGACTCATTCAGGCTACGATATGTATAGCAAGGTTGTAGCTAAAGAGAACAAATACGTTAGCAAGAAGAATCAGAAAGAAATTATTAAAGACGATCTTAAGAAGAAGAAGCTTGATAGTGTTAATGTTAATCAGATCTGTAGTCAATATAAAGTAAGTGTTGTGTATGCTAATTCAGCATTACGTGAGTTAGTTGCTGAAGGTGCTTATCTTAAGATAGGAAGAGGAGATAATGCCACATGGCAGGTGTGTCATACTATTAAATAATTATATGTCAGAGAGAGTTCCAAGAATGGCTCCTATTAACAACCAAGGCGATGGTGAGGTTTATACTCAGTATCGCCAATGGCCTTTTAATAGTACAGATATGGATGGAGGTAATAAAACAGAAGGTAATCAACCTAATGCTTATCCAGGTGAAGAAGATGCTGAAGAATATAAACATGACTATGATCACTTAGATGGTTATCATATTATGATAGGTACTCCTGATGAGTTTAAAAAGTCTAAAATAAAAAGAGGTATACTTCTTCGTAATAATAAAGTTGTTTGGTCTCCTGAAAATGAACATCATAATAGATTACACGCAGCTTTTCAAAATGAGTTTGGAAAAAAAGATTACGATTTTTATAATCTAAGAGTTAAAGGCGATCAAGTACAACCATTAAGGTATCAGAAAGTATCTCCTTATAAAGCTATTGATGTTAACACTGATGAAATAAACAGCATACAAAAGATATTACCTCAGTTTGAAGTTGTTAAATCTTTTAGAAGTCAACCTAAATCTGTTCCATCATTCATGGATTATTATAAAAATAAGTTTAAGGGTTTATTTCACCCTGGTGATGAAGAAGAACCTAAATGAAAAAAGTTATTATAGTATATGTTATTGTTACACTTTTAATGGTAAGCATAGGAGTGTTTCAGAAATATTATACTAAATTAAAACCTATTTTAGAAGTAAAAGAAAAGATTGATAACATAACTGATGATGTAGAAGCATTATTAGAAGAAAAAGCATTACTTAAAAAGTACAATATAAACGATCTTAGTCATATTAAAGATTTTAATATGAACAAAATAGGCCCCCCAACTAATGCTATTCCAAGTTTAGATAAACCTGAGTTTGAATTACCTTCAGAAGAAGATTTAATACCTTATGAGATTCTTCCATTCAAACGATTTGAAAATGATAGAGGTTTATTGAAGAACATTTTTGATATAGATGATATCAGACTTAATAAGAACTTTAATTATGAAATAGATTCAGGTTATTTTACATTTGTACTAAAAGGTAATTTTCAGAACCCTAAACTGGTAATCGAAACTTCAGATGAGTTTCCTTTTGAACCTACTTTATCATTTAGTAGAATAAATGGCGATATAAATTATTTTTTAACTTCTAATTTTGAAACTCCTTTAACAGATAGATTAAATTTACAATTTGACGCTCTAGTTAACGATTACGATTATGGAGCTGAAATAAGATTAATTAAAACATTTCAGAATGATGATAGTGCTTTTTTATCAGCTATATATTCTAACGAAAAGGATTTACAGTTATCATTTGGTGTTGATTACAAATACTAAGTATTAAATATTAGTGTTAGTATTACTACTTCCAACCGTATTGGAGTGTGTGTGACTAAGGGGACTTAGGTGAAGCATATGAAAATGATTAATTTGGAGGTGGTATCTCCTCCCAGGTGCGGTAGCACTTTACTTTGGCATTTCTGTAAATATAATGTTGCAGGAAAAAATAATGGTTTCTTTCAAATAGATAATAATGTAAATAAATCTCACCCTCCTTTTGAAAGCGATCACATAAAGTTAAGCAACTTTGACTTTCATACATATTATATTGTTACTGTTAGACACCCTTTTAGTCAGTTAGCTTCTTTATTAGTATATGATAATAAGAATGAAAATAATACATATGATACATCTTCATTATCTGAAAGATATGTGATGGGTAAAGTTGATGAATCTATTAGAGATTTTAAATGGTGTTATGATATTTTAAAAAATAATACTTTCAATACCGTATTATTTAAATATGAAAGATTTGTAAATGAATATAACTATTTCTTTGAACATTTTCAAGAAGTATTTGGGTTTGAATATAATGAAGAGGATCGTAATAATTTTTACGAAAACTTTGGTTTAGAAGTTGTAAATTCTAGAGTAGGTTCAGAAGGATATATAGGTTATTCTCAAAATCATGTAAGTGTAAATCAAGGTAACAATGAAGAAAATATAAAATATATACCTAAACGATTTAGAAAAGCTATTCAGAACAAATATATTAGATCAGGAGTATATGATATGTTTAATTATTTTCCTGTTACTTTAGATGGTATAGAATATTTACCTTCTTACCCTTAACGTTTCTTTTTAGCATCATTAGTTGATTGCATATGTTTTACTCCCATAATCGTTCCAATGATACTAAATGAATTTGTTAATAATATACTGAACATATTAGCCCATGAGCTCTCAATTATCTGATTTTCGTTTCCGGTTACTATTGTGTAGAAGTATAATATAGATGTAATAAAACCTACTCCTAATATAACTACTAATGATGTACTTACTATTTTATTAACTAATTCGTTTTGATTTTTTTTAACTATGAAATCTAAATCTTCTTCAGCATTTAATTTAGCTTTTTCTGCTATAGCTTTTGCTTTATTAGATTCTTCTAGTGCTTTTTTTAAATCTATCTGAGCTTGTTCGTTTTTTTCTTTCCATTCTACTAGCTCTTTATTTTGTGTTTGAACCTGGCGAGTTATTTCAAGTCTTTTCTTTCTTGTTTCGATATCCTTTTCGATACTTTCTTTTACATATTTTTCTAGGTCAGGATTATCTGAAGTGTCTATAACTTTTAAAAAATTACCTTCAATTCTAATATTATGATTTACAAGTTCTAATATTTGTTCAGAACTTGTTTTTGAAAATTTTATTTTCTTCATTTATAGACTTTAAATGGTGCTGTTCTATCTTTATAGCCACCAAAGTCTTTTCTAAAATCTTCTAATCTTGGTTCTATTTCATCACTCTTGATTATCCAAAATTGAGCTCCTGCTTTCATGGCTTTAGCTTGTTCAGTTTCATCATTAGAGCTTGATATAATCCCTATGACAACCCCATCTCCGTGTACAAAGTTTATACGTCTACATAATTCAATCCCATCGAAACTACTCCCTATAATATTAAGATCAACAAATATACAATCTGGTTTAGATAAATTGTTGTCTACTATATTTTTAAAGTACTTTTCTGCTTCGTCAGCACTACTCATTGCTTTTAAAGATAAAGTTATATCAAGCAAAGAACATGCATCTTCAAAGACTAAATGAAACAGGTCTTCATCGTCAACTAAAAGAATGGAGTCAATCATCATGGCATCTGTTTATTATTTAATGATATTCTTCATCTAAATTGAATACTTTGTCATTAGGTAAGGTAGATAAATCAAATGTTTCGTAGTTATGTCTATCTATATATTTTTGAAGGGTTGTTGTAGCGGTCTCTCTATAATCTTCTGGAATTAATTTAAGATTTGCTTTGTTATCTCCTTTACCGCTACTAACATGGAAAGGTCTAAAGTCTTTTCTCTTCTTCTGACCGGCAATCATATCTTGAGCTATCGTTTCAGCACAAAAATCAGCTTGAAAATTATTAAACTGTTCATCAGTTATTTGAACGTTATAGTTATCACTGATAAAGGTTCTAAGATAGTCGTAGTTATTATGATAATCCTCATAATTGATTACAATACCATTACCTTTATTATTATCTACGAAATCGTAGAAGAAAGATAATCTTTTGTCAAGCTCATTCAACTTCATCTCTGCATTACCAGGTATGACTTTTATAGCTCTATCTTTTCTATCAATACTATCTACATGTAACATTGACCCATATATACCAAACGGGTGTCTGAATAGAAATAAGTTATTGTTTCCGTAATCATTAGCTGATTTACTCTTATCGTTCAACATTTGCGGGTGAACTAAACTACACTTCTCACAGACAAACTCTCTCAAGAATAAATTAAGTATTGTTCCTCCACTTCTAGGTACAGCGAATATGTTTATTTGTCCTATTGGTTTGGTCATATACAGAAGTTATTTAGCTCTCTCAATTGGATTTTAAACTTCGTACCTTGTTCTAATTTTTCACAACTAACTCTAAAGCCATGCTCTTCTAAAATAGCACAACATATATTAAGACCTAACCCTGAACCAGATTCTTTTTGCTTATCATTTCTAACATACGGTTTGCGTAACTCTTCAAATTGCTCTTGGTTAATACCTCTACCATTATCTTCTATAATAATAGACTCATTACTTTTATCAAAGTAAATCTTTACCAACTTTGTATCAGAGTCATTATACTTTAACCCATTTCTAATTAAGTTATCACATGCAGTGCAGAATAAAGATTCATTAACACTTTCATCAGGTAAGTCTTCAATAATTACACTTCTATAATATGATGTCTTACTTAGGTATTCATCTAATATACTACCTATGTTCTTTACTTCTCTGTTTAATTTTGCGTCGGGTTTTACTAAGTTAGTAAACTCATATACACCTCTATATACTTTCTGAGTATGCATTAACCCTTCTTCAATCATTCGTAATGGAGCTCCTATTCTCAATTCTTCTATTTTATCATCAGCTAATCTTCTTTTTAATGAGCTTACACCTCTCGGTATGTATGTATTGATACCTGAATGCATATCATGTCTTAATATTTTAGCAGCGTGTTCTAAATAAGCATTCTTCTTTTCTATCTCTTGTTGTTGAACTATTAAGTCTGTTATGTCGTGTCTTATACTAATGTAACCAAATAACTTATTATCTTTAAACTCTCCCTTAATCCAAGACTTAACAAAATATAACTCTCCTTTTTTGTTAATGTTTATTACACATGGATGGTACCATATTTTTCTATCTTTTACTACAGTACTATACATATCTCTCCAAAACTCTTTACCATGTACACCTGAATTAACTATATTATGATCTTGACCTAAACATTCTTCAAGTGAATACCCTGCAACTTCTAAAAACTTTTCATTTGCATAAGTTATCTTACCTTGAGCGTCAGCTTTGCTTATTAAAGAAGTTTCTTCTAGAAGGAGTTCTGCCCCTTCTGCAGTCTCATTTGTTAGCATCATCATATTAATATTTAATTGAGTTTTATTGGGCAAGTTACTACAATATACATATGAAGATAGAATATAAACCAGAGTTAAAGAGAGGATTTCTCTTTGTATGCACCGGTAATGTCTTTAGGAGTAAAACAGCTGCAGCTCTTGCCTGCAATAAAGGATTGTCATGTGCATCTGCTGGATTTGAGCCTTGGAGATTACAAGACGAACATCATGACGATAGTTATTACAATCATGGTAGTCAAAAAGACATTACTATGGATAAAGATGCTTATGAGTTTTGTATTAGAGAAGGTGTTAAAGATTGGGAAATTGAACCGTTTCAACAAGAACTAACCCCTAAACAAATACAAAAATCTCAAATCGTTATATGTATGAATTATAGAGAGCATTATCCAATGATGGAGAAGTTTAAGATGAAACATAATATTAATCCCCATAATATTATGTATTGGGATATACCTGACATTAGAAAGGAAGAAGGTTGGAAAGGTTTTGAAGATAACCTTGATTATGGAGAGAAGAAAGATATAATCAATATGGTTAAAGATAAAATTGATTCATTATTAATTCGTTTAAGTTAAATATTATTATGGGACTACATAAAGTAAAGATAATTTACCCGGGGTATAAAACTTTCGAATTCAATCGATTCGGTAATGGTGATTGGGATTACTTTTGGACTAAATTGAAAGAAGAATGGCAATCTCCTGTTCATGGATGTGCTACATTTTTAGATGCTAAGATCAGACCTTTCTCTGTTAATGACTTCATAATGGTAGATGATAAGTACTATCGTTGTATGTGCCCTGAAGGTATGGTTGAAGTATCAAAAGAGTTCGTAGATGAAATAGAAGATAAAATTCGTAATCATTATCTTGTACTTGAAAGAGATGAACATTTTTGGGCTAAACTTGAAGTGTTTGAAGAACTAGAAAGGACCAAAAAGAAAGTTAAACAGACATATGAATGCGCAGAAGTTTAAAAAGATAATGGCTGAAGTCAGAAGTGAAATGAATAAGATTTCTGATATTCAGGAAGAGTTGTTTATGAATACAATGAAGGCTGCTCTTATAAAAGAAGAAAGCGATGCATATTTTCATGCTTGGGACT